CACGGTAACCGAGATAAAAAAGACGGTCGGCAAGAAAATATTCATTCTGCCGAATGTTTCTACTTAGGAAGAGGATTCAGTACTGCGACTTCCTACGTTTGTACGTAGTTCTGTTGTTATATTTGCGGCGATTCGACCTCTTCGGATGTTTCCTCTTCTTTCGTGTCATAGAACCTCCTAGTGTATTGTTTTCTGTGTCTCTTCTTGAAAAGGAAATTCTTCGTACTATCGGAACTGCTCCCCTTGGGGGTGGTGTTGATAAGATATGTTGAACTAAACCCTTGCGTCGTGTTGGAGAAGTAACGTTTTGTTTGTTCATTGTAGAGCTCCGAGGTGTTCCATCTCCCATAAGAACGTTTTCTTCTTCCTGTTGCTCTTGCTCTTGCCCTTCTAAAAACGTTACATAAGCCTTGAAATCCTCTATGTTTTCAGCAGGTGTTTCCCATAGAAATGGGTCAGAACCATTCCAGAAAGAGTCCAACTCTTGAACAACTGTTTGGAAGATTGTTTGATCCGTAATCTGTGAAACACACACAGAGACAGGATGTTCTTCTGAGTAATTGTGAACAAAGAGAAAGTCTGTGAGAATGGAAGGAATATGCTTCCAGTCGTCTTTGTTTTCTGATAAGGTTGTGAACAAGGTTGATAGAATGGATCTGTAAGGAATACGAAGAGACTGGTTGTCTATAGCATCTCCTGTGCTATCTTCAAGACCTTCTTCAATAAATGCATTTCCGTTTTCATCAATATATGGACTATACAATACATCAAGAAGAGGGGATGCTTTCTCTTTCAATGCATCATAGGTTTTAAATGTAAAGTTCTCGTATGTTGTTTCTTCTACTTCAGGAAGGTCTTTCAAACGTCGAAGGGTTGATACAAGATTTGCACATAGAAGGCTTAGGAGCATTTCACATATTTCAATTGCTTGGTCTTCTGTTGCTTCCATATTCATAGGACCACCCCCTTTTACACGACGATTCTTTTCTGTAGATCTTCTCTTCCTTTCCTTTCGTTTCCATGTCTTCTTGTTCCTCCACCCACCTGTTTGTCCTTCTTGGTCTTGGCCTTGGCCTTGGTCTTGCTGTTGCTCCTGATCCTGCTGTTGCTCCTGCCCCTGACCAGTCATGATGTTCCACAAATAGGTATAGGTAGAAATGACAGGTCGTATGTTTGAGAGACTGTCTTTTGCATATGTTCTATTCGTAAATCTATAGTTCTCTGTTTCTTCTGCTTCTGCTTCTTCCACACCTTCAAATACATCGTTTGCTTCTTCCTCTCCATCGTCAACAGCAAAGGTATAGGTATTTCCTTTCACAAGATCCAATGTATTCGGAACTCTTTGAAATCCTCTAGGATGCAAGGTCCTGGCAGAGGAAAAATTGGGGCGTTTGCTAAGCATGTGCTTTGCCTCTGCAGCAACAGAAGCCCCTGCTGCACCCTTTGACACAAACTCATGAAATTCTTGAAAGATATCGTCCACATTTCTTGCTTTTTCTCCTACTGCACGCACGACCTTGATTGCGTTCGAAATTGTTTTCTGTTTCAAATTCGAAAGATCCTGTTGAGGTTTAGGAAACATAAATTCTGCGAACGAGTTGTCTTTCATACCCACAGCACGACACACCCCTTTTGCACCATGTGTCAGAAATCCAAGAGCAGACAAACGATCGACTGTACATCCAATCCCTCCAATGCTTCCTGCGTATCGATTCTGCCCCATATCTCCTAGAAGTTTGAGATGGAGAGCGAGTTCAACAGAATCTTCTTTTTTTACTGGATTAAATCCTTCTAGAAGAGCTTTTTCAATCTCAAAATCAAGATCTTTCACTGGAGCACTAGAAACATTTTCTGCTTTTGCAATTCCTTGTTCTTTTGTTCTAGCAAGTCTTTGAAAAGCATCCCAATCGTTTAGAAGTTTGTGCTTGAGTACAACAGAAAGAATATAGAGGGATGGGGATGTTCGCATATGTTTTGGAAAGTTGAATGTTACATCTCCTACTTGTACCCGAATTTTCTCATCGATATACGATATACTAATGTGTTTGTATCCAGAGAAAAATGAAACAGCTTGTGTATCAATATGCTCACCGTCAATGGTTTGTTGAGGATGCAAGCCATTCTCCCGATTCACTTGCCCTTTGTCCAGAATCACTTGCTCTTTGTCCAATCCTGACGATGCTTGATCTGTGAGATTTGTCAAAGAACCTTGTACAGGAATTTCTCGCATGTAATCGGTCGAAAATTTGCCTTCTTCTTTTCTTTTGCGAACAGGAACTGCATCAATGACAACATGTACGTTTGCCCCACATGCATTGCGAATCCATTTTCCAAGAGGTACTTGAAATCCATTCCCGTACAAGGGGTATCCTGTTTTACCCTCTTTTGTTTCATTCTTTCGTACAATGATTCGATGGGGTTCTGTTGTTAAAAATACTGGAGGAAGGTTTCTGTATTCTTGAGCTACTTCAGGAAGACCAAAGTGGTCTCGGAACTTTTGTAGTAAAAACTTTTCAAAAGCTTCTTCTGTTAACCCTTTTTCTCCTATACTACCTAACTTCTCCTTCAAGAATTTTGTAATGTCTTCTTTTACAGCATCAACTACACGACCACCTAACCAATCATGTTTCATATCACATAATGTTTGTAGTTGTAAAAGTTTTGGATGTTCATAAAGAAAGGTCCCGTTACTTGGTTCAATACGGCTAGAAGCAGAAGCAGAAGCAGCAGCCATCTAATCTCTCTGAGAGAATTCAAACCTCTTTTTCTCAATCAACATGATTCAGAAAAAGCTGTGAACGGCCGTTCTTATGCGTGAATTTATAATCCTATTTCGGTTTTATCGAATGATACTTTGGCTAGAAGTTCCATTCTTCCATATATATGCCCCGTGTCCAAAAAAGGATTCCTTGAAGGGACTCACTTCCTCTTGCAGTCTCTCGTATTCTATTCCGAATATATACTAACATACACACATTACATACTATATCTGATTTCTCAGATCTCTGGGTCCCTGGTTCTCTGGTCTCTGGTTCTCTGGTCTCTGTTTCATCTGGTCTCTGTTTCATCTGGTCGGAATAGCATAGGAAAGAGTTCAATCAGCTATTGAAGCCACTCAATAGTCTTGAAGGGGTGCCATATATATGGTGGTTTGCTTGGAGTCTACACTGTAGGATGCAGCTCGTCCAATCTCCCCAATTCGAATCTATCCATTCCAATTGGGGAAAAAACGGCCCATGCTGGGTTCGAACCAGCGACTTTGCGGTTAACAGCCGCACGCTCTACCAACTGAGCTAATAGACCTAAGCGGTCTATGTCGCTGAAAAGCTAATAGACCTAAGCGGTCTATGTCGCTGAAAAGCTAATAGACCTAAGCGGTCTATGTCGCTGAAAAGCTAATAGACCTGCGTGTAGACATACGTCTGTACGCCTACACACTAGATCCGTAGAACGTCTTTAGGTATTCTGAACGCACAACTCTTCACACACCACCTCTCAAACGAAGAACGAGATGCAGAGTCGACTCCTTCTGAATGTTGTAATCTGAGAGAGTCCTCCCATCCTCTAACTGCTTTCCTGCGAAAATGAGACGCTGTTGATCAGGAGGAATTCCTTCCTTATCCTGGATCTTTGTCTTTATATTTTCAATAGAATCGGATGGTTCCACATCAAGAGTAATCGTCTTACCAGTTAATGTCTTCACAAAGATCTGCATTCTACTTAGCACTGCCTCTATTCTTTAGCTCTAGATCTCTTGGACCATCACACTCGATCGATCGAATTCTAAGAGTGTAGATGCATTCAGATGCAACACTCGTCTCCCATTCACAACTTCTGCATCGATGTCCATGATATCAAACCTCCTCACCTCCTTTAACAATTCTTGCGGTGTATTGTAATCACTCGTTGTAAAACTGAAGGAGACTCTTGGAAACGCACCCATATCAATGGAAGAAATCCCTCGTTCAGCTCCAAGCGTTGTTTGCATGTAGTGAAGAAGTTCTGAGACATTCTCCACATCTGCGTGGGAAAAAGAACGGTTTTGTCGTTCCCCATTGTTCTTCCCTTTTGCATAGACTACGAAACTCACAACCCACGTTTTCTGCTTTGGTTGATAGACTGGTTGCACTTTGGAAGAACGAGATCCCCACAACGGCATTCTATTCTCTTGTTTGAAATAAATGTGCTAGTATAAAAAACAATTCCACACCTCTTACATTTGTTCCACTGTTTTTAAATATCTCTGGATATATATATATTCTGTAGAAAGATCAATAGCACAATTTTCATTGTATCTTCTATAGCTACTCTGTCCCTTAATTTTGGAATATAGATTGTAATCTCTGAGGTCATATAGCTCTTTGTAGTGAACTTCTCTGTCCCAATTTCCTTCTGTTTTTGTCCAACCGAGTTCTTCATTTGTTAGAGTTAATGAAAACAACGGACCAGTTTCTCTTTCTTTCATATCAACAAACGTTGCGACAGCGATAATCTGGCCTTCTGAACCAGTTCTAACAAACCAAAGGAAATCTCCTTCTTTTGCATATCTCAGAAAACACTTTCCATCAGGTGTGCCACTTTTTAAAGACCATGTTTTCATTTTGGAAGATGAGATAAAATGTTGTCCATCACTTACACGGACTAGCCAGTTTTGTTTCTTTATTTCTTGTTTTGGAATGCTTGTGGGATGGGGTTCTGATACTTTTGATGTTGATGAATACATTTGCATTTCTTTCATGAGTTCTTCTAGACGCATCTCTAAATTTGTTATTTCTAGTTCACTCATTCTATTCTTTCTATTTACAAAGTGAGGGGACTTGTTCCATGAAAAAAGCCTGAGTTTCAAGTTTTCCAAAACCTGCGGTTTTGGAAAACACTCTACTTTCCTCTGAAAGTTCAAGTTTTCCAAAACGCCATTTTACCATCCCTTTTACACTCCTTCTCACCAATCAATTCGAATATATGTTCTTAGAGGGCACAGTTCAATTCTACATTGGCCAAAGAGTTCTTTCAATTCTTCTAGGATATCTACTAAAATACTTCTTTCTTGTTCATTTATAGGATACAGAAGTGTTGTGTCGTTGTTATCTATAGCAATCTCTCCAACTTCTGCACAAATGTTCTGAACCACTTGTTCTTTCATAGAAGTCTCAAAGTCTTTGTTTATAAAACAGCTATGCATTCTTTCTTTTTTGCGTGCAAAAGCAAGGGACTTGACCTATGGAAAAAGGTGGGAGTTCAAGTTTTCCAAAACGGCATGTTTTTTCAAGCTTCTTACTTAGTATAATTCATATCCTTTCACATGCCTTGAAGCATAACAATCATCAGAATAGTGTCCTTCTCTTCCACATCTATAGCATGTATCACTTGAAGTAGTATATTTTTTCTTACACTTTTTTTCATATATAATTTGTATTTCTTCTGTATCATTTATATCAATTCCATTTATATCTTTTGTTGTATAACAATTCTTTAAAGTATGACCCTCTCTTTTACATCTATAACACGTTTCTATAGATTTTTTCGTAATATTTTTCTCTTCTTTCTTTTTACAACTCGATGCAACATGACCTGCTAAATTACATTTGTAGCAAAGATCTGTAACTCCTTGTAGCTCTTTTTGTAATACAGAAATAATATCTAATGGAAGATATACTTGTGTATATATACCACCTCTTACATGTTCAATACCATATTTCTTCATATAATCTTTCGTTATATTATTCTCATCATGATCTCCTTGAAGAGGCCTGCATAATTCTATTCTTATAGGTGGATATTTTGTTGTCCAAGAAGATCCTTTACCAGACTGATGTTCTTGATATCTTCTCATTATATCAGTTGTTTTTCCAATATAGTATTTATTGCTTTTGCATTGAAGAACATACAATTGCTCCATCTTTTACACAGTGTAAAAGAATACTTTAGGTTCAATGCTAGGAGGGGACTTGCCCTATGGAAAAAAGGGCTGTTTCAATTTTTACAACAGCATACAGAATACCATCTCATAGTCATCAATTGCAGCCTTCAATGCATCTGCAGCGTCATTCAAACTGTCTCCAGTATCTGTATCAAGTGTCTCGAAGAAGATGCGAAGGTCCTTCATCCATTCTCGTTCTCCTGTTCCTTGAGACAGAAAGAAAGAAATCAGGACTTTCCCAAGAGCCTTGATCATCCCTCTAGCACAATCATCGTTACATGTCTCTTTGTTCAAATCGTCTAAGACCTCTCTTAAAGCAGGAAGAGGTAGTTTCATTCTTTTTATATGCTATTCTTCTGTTTAGATCCAATTTTTTCTGAACAAACAAGTAGAATGTATAACAATAGAAATCTGGAAGACTATACCTTTTATGACGAAGTGTTAGAGGATGACAGATATAAAGAAGTGGATCCTCGTACCATGAAACCTGGCAAGCGGTATTATCTTATTGAAGAAATACTACGGTATGATCCAGAGTATTATAATGAGCACGGTCTTATGTACTTTGGAGAACATGGACTTACCCCTATCTTTCTAGAGGGGTTTTTCGACAATACCCATACGCCTGTAGAAGGAAAGAACGCAGAATATTTCGAATTTAAAAGACAATTCCCTAAAGAAAAAGATGAGGATTTGGATAACTTTGCGGATATAGATACAGACACTCATGTGTTCATACATGTGAATGAACCTATTCTCAATGAGGTGTGGAATACACAAACGAAACGTATCATAGGCTGGCCTCAAACATCAGATCCAAGACATGGTGGTCCACTCCACGAAATAAAAAATTTCTTAGGAGTCAATCCCAAGAGAAACACGCGTAAAAATCGTAAGAATTCACGTAAAAACAGACGTAAAAATAGGAAGTCTCGTAAAGCAAAAGCACGCAAATCCTAAGTTGTTCTAACAAACGCTCCTGGTTTTCCTTCTGCATTCACTTCATAGACCCTCCCATTTTCAGACACCCATCGAACCATTCCATCAATCTCTTGTTTTTCCATGCTACATCGAAACATCTTTGTAACAATAGGTGGTTCCTCAGACTCTTGGTATAGAGTTCCTATCTTTGGAAAGACTCCATACAAGGTCCCTGCTTTCGGTGCTGTAGGAATGATTTCGACTGGTTTCTTTGCTCTCGCAGCAACAGCAGCAGAAGCTTCTTTCTTCTTTGCCCTCACCATCTCCTCTAACACTTTCTCCCCAGGTCTTTGAACCCTCCACGGGACCAATCCCATCTCTTCCACACACGTTTCTATTTCTTTTTGGGCTTCTTTCGCTAAGTGTAACCATTCCTTCACAGGATCTCCGGATTTTGCGACCTTCTCCCAGTACCACTTTGATCCATATATATGCGACTGATTCGCAATAGGTTCTGTCACGAGCCCGTGAAACATTCTTGTTTGATATTTTCCTTCTATGGGTCGTTCTTGACAACCGTCACATAACACTCCATCTTTTACACTATTCTTACAAATATACGCGATAGACGCTCTTGCGTTGGAAGTACCAATTGCTTCATTGGTTTTCTCCCAACGCGTCAATCGTGCGAGACATTTCGTTGGCATTTGTGGGGACTCCCCTCAACTGTCAAAGAATGAATTCAATTTTTAGTAACTCTATACAACCGATACTCTTCTATGAAAGAATGTTTCCAAAACACATCAAATGCTATCCAACTTGTACACAGAAGTTTGAATCCAAGATGTGACTTCCCCATGTACTATACTCTTTTCCATAGGGTTTAGACTAAGGTCCTAGCACTTGGATCGGTGGTTTCAGGAGACCACGCTGGCATCCAATATGGCCAAGGATCTGTGGTGTGAGGATACAACTCTTCAAACATGGTTCTGTACCAAAAGGCTTCAGGAGTCTTTGGTGGAGGAACCATTTCTTTCGCAATCTCTTCCCATCCATGTGGTACAAGACGCTGGTCCTCAATCCTCTCTTGAATTTCTTGGTACCATGACTTTTCTGTTGCACTCACTCCATCTGAAAATGCTTCCTTCTTCCTCCACAACACTTCCTTTGGAAGAAGTCCTGTTTCATCAAAGGCCTCTCGCAAACACTGTTTCTCCATACGATCTTTTGTAGGTCTACGAAAGCCAATGGGAACAGATCGAGCTAATGCTACGAATTGCTTGTCTAAGAATGGTGTTCTTGCTTCCAACCCGTGTGAACTGATACATCTATCCGAACGAAGCACATCGTATCTGTGGATCAACTCTAACAATCTCTCAGACTCTCGTTCAAATGCCTCGTCACTTGGTGCTTTGTAAAAATACAAATATGATCCCCAGACTTCATCTGAACCATCTCCGTTAAACACCACCTTGCAATCGGTCTGCTTCGCGATCTCTCTCGCAACCATCCAATTCCCCACGGAAGCTCGAATTGTCGTCACATCATACGATTCAATGTCGCGAATGACTTCTGGAATAACAGAAAACATCTCATCAGCTGTTGTTAGAATTTCGGTGTGATCAGATCCAATCCATTCTGCGACTTGACGAGCATAGACTAGATCTGTTCCACCCTTCATTCCAATACTGAAGGTTTTCAAGGGAGGTTTCCCAGCCTTTTTCAACACATTCTGGAGAATTGCACAGATCAAAGAGGAATCTACACCTCCACTCAAAAGAGCTGCAATAGGACGTTCTGTGAACAAACGTTTCTCAACAGATGCGATCAAAGACTCTCGAATCGCTGGTAGGAGTGTTGGATAGGATTGGTTGGATGCAATCCATGGAGTTGTATGATATACCACACGATCCGTTTGATATCCATCTTTGTCAAAGGTCCATATTTCTCCAGGGGGGAACTCTATGATTGCATTGCATCCTGCATATTCTAATGCTTTTCTCTCACTCGCAAACATCCATCCTATCCGGTCTATACCGTGCATAGGCCGGTCTTCACCGTGCATAGGCATAGGCCGCTCTACACCTTGCATAGACACATCCATATCCATATCATAGGATGCATACAGAGGGCGAACACCATACGGATCCCGCATCACAATTGTTTCTTCCGTCTTCTTGTCATAGATGATAAGTGCAAAGACACCATCCAATGCTCTCGCGAATGCTACATAATCTCCATCACAGGAATCGAGAAGTGTACTTAACACTTCACAGTCTGACCCAGAAATAGGTGTATACGAAAGTCTCTTTTGAAGCTGTGGAGAGTTGTAAATTTCGCCATTGCACATCCACACATATCTATCGTTTTGAAAAGGCTGCATACCGTTTTCGTTCAATCCATTGATGGCGAGGCGAGTAAAGTAAAAGACTGCACCGCTCACATCGATGCAAGCATGCCCTTCTGGACCACGCTGTTCCAACAAACTGACCGCCTCCTCTAACACATCTGTAGAAAGCTTCTCAGCATACGAGCCATAGAGTTGAAAAAGAATACCACACATCTCTTTGTAGAGAAAACTATTTCTCTAACCCTTCACAGAAATGGACGCAAGTGATGTAATATTGAAACGTTTGCAATCTGCCCAGTACGCAACCTTTATCCAATCTCTTCAATCCAAACAGTCTGGGTGCACATCAACAAGTTGCTACTCTACTCTTACAACTTGCGTTAGGAATTTTGATTCCTACGAACAACGATACAACGTGCTGAATGGTATGAAAAACTGTATTGGATGTTCTACAATCTGTGGCTTCCCTTCAAGTGCTTAAGGTTCCCCCTTCGACTACCTAAGGTTCCCCCATCCAGTACCTAAGGTTTCCCCTTCAAGTGCCTAAGGTTCCCCCATCCAGTACCTAAACCTTCCTCCTCCAGTACACCAGATGCCACCACTCAAAGCAAAAGCCGATCGTGTGAAAGAAGCTATTACAATTCTGAGAAAACTCAAGGATCTTGGGATTCCTCAGACAAATGATTCGTATCTTGAGACAAAACGTGTGTTAGATATTTGGATCGCAGATGGTCTTTCTAGCAAAACAGAAATTCCGTTTGTCCGATTTGGAAGAATTGGTTATCTAGGCCTTCCTTCTCTCGCAAAAGAGGTCGCTACATTTCAATTGAAAGCGACTCCAGAGTTGAAGGAATACATCGATCGCATGGAAGATGAGAAGAAGGAAGAACAAACATCTTCATAAAACAGTATGGGTGAGGAGTCACATCTAACGAAAAGTCTTACTCTCTTTGATCTCATTCTGTTTGGAGTTGCATCAACAATGGGATCAGGAGGATTCAATTTGATTGGAAAAGCGACACAAGAAGCTGGGTCATGGTGGCCAGTTCCTTTTTTTATTTCTGTAGTTCTTCTCCTCGGTGCATCGCGATCCTATTCCAAAACCTTCGAAGTCTTTCAAAACAACACTGCAGAGTCTGATATGATTCGTGAAGTTCTCGGACCTGTTGGAGAAAAGGTAGGAACATTCTCTATTCTCCTCTTTAACATTGTCAGTATATCTACGATCTTGGTCTTCTGTTCTCAGCTCTTGTTCCCAGGGAAAGATTGGGGATTTCAGATTGGAACAGCACTTCTCATATTGCTAGGGATGGCACTCGTTTCTCTGCAAGGCATTGATATGAACAAATCTCTTATTAACGGAGTTTCTACAATTCTCCTTGTTCTTCTTACAGGTGCGGCAGCTCTAGGAGGTGTAGGAGTTGCCACCCAACCCTTTCCAGATTTAGCAAAGAAAAAAAGTCCCCCCAAAGATTTTTTCACATCGACTCTCTATTTCTTTTTCATTCTCGCAGGCTTCGATGCTCTCATGAAATTCTCAGAGGAGACGAAAGACAAGAAACATATTCCACACTCCTTTTACATTAGCAATCTTCTTTCTGCAGGTCTCACCTTTGGAATTGCCTTAGCCATTCTTACATGGCTTCCAAACATCAAAGAGTCTCAAGAATCAAATGCTTTGGGATATCTCTTAGAAAGATTCTTAGGAACAGGGACTGCAGAATGGGTGAAATATTCTTCCATCGTGTTTATGGTTGTTACAACATTTGTTGTCTATCTTTCTATGACACGCTATCTATACAGTCTTGGAGAACAAAAGGATAGTGCCATATCCTTTTTTACACAATTGAACGAAAACAATTCACCTTACTGGGCTGTTCTCTGTATCTTTGTATTCGCAGCTATTGCAATCTTAATCAATAACGTGGATCGTCTCATAAAACTTTCTGATATGGGAATTATTCTAACAATTCTTGCAGTCACTGTGTCTGTTACATTGTATTCTTTGAAAAAAGGGGATATCACAGAAAGTATGATTCATGGTATCACTTCTCTTGGATTTGTAGGATTGTTTGGGATTACATTCTTTTAGGACAAGGACAAGCCTAGTCAAAGGAAAAACGACAAGGACAAGCCTAAACCAAAGATCCAACGCTTTAGAAAGATGGCGGCAGCTCCTTCTGTCACAGCCGAGGGGTCTCTCTATGAGCTCGTCGCCCGTGGAAACAAAGATGCATTCTTCTACCAAGATTTTTTCAACAGCAAATATATTTTTGAGAATTCCTACAAGCCTCAACCACCTACAAGTTTTGAGATTCGTAGAATTCCTCCTAAATCTGCTGCAGAATTTGGACGAACCGTGGAGTTTGACATTGATCTTGTGGGAGATATGTTGCGAAAACCGACCATTCTCATCCAACTTCCTTCCTGGCTTCCTCCGACCATTGCGGCAAATGTCTCTTCCTCTCTTATCACAGATTTGAGCGGAGTTTCCTACGGCTATACCAAAGGAATCGCATACTTTCTCTTCGAACAGATTGAAATCTATCAAGATACAATCCTACTCCAAGAATTCAGTGGGGATGCCTTATGGGCTCTCTCTTCTATCCAAGGAACGCTTGCCTCTGGACTTGTCACAGCCTCTCTTACAGGAGAGCATGATGGTTCTGTCGTTTCTATCAGTCGTAATGCGGCTCCTCAGCAACTTCGTCTAGAAATTCCCTTCCTTGGTTCTCAACAAGACAGTGAACCAGGGTTTCCACTCCGTGCAGTCACGAAACACGTGTTTCGTATTCGAGCAAAGCTGAGAAAATTGGAAGATCTTATCGAGTGTTCTGATCCACTGGTAGTGACAAAACCGAATCCATGGGGTCGTTCTGACTTTCAACAACAACTCAGTCGCACAGGCACACCCATCCCTTTTACAACGTTGGAGAAACGAAACATGCAACCTATACTCCTTCAACTCGAAACGACGCAAGTCTATACAAGTCATGAACTTCAATGTACTCTTCAAACAACTCCTCTCAAACTCCCGTTCTGTCGCATCTATGAATCGATCTATACACAAAACCAAAAAGACTACGCAGGAGTTGTTGCAGGAGGTGCTTCGTATATCACGAGACGCTTGGAAGGAAGACATCCAGTTGGGAAAATTCTCTTCTATTTCCGAAGTCTGAAAGATGTGAATGCAAATCGCTTGTGGAAGATCAGCGTTGGAAATACCTCAGGCCCTTTTTACAACACTCTTACATTTCTCGTCGCAGGACAAACACGAGAAGCACCGAGAACTTCTTTGATATGGAGAGATATCACAAACCATGCAAAAGAAGATATTGATCCTGGAATTGAAATGAATACAATCAACTGGACTCTTGGAGATACTGTGAGAAAGCGTGCGGGATTTGAAGATCGACAACCTGATGGAGCTGTGAATTTCAGTACCGCAGACAAACCCACCTTTTACATGGATCTCGCACTTTCTCCAATAGACCCTTTGACAGGAGCACCAAACACAGAACTTCATGTGTTGGTGGAAGGATGGGCCTTGTATCAGACAGATGGAAAAGGGAGAGGTGAGCTTTTTTCGTTCAATTAGTTCTTCCTTGATCTCCTTGTATTCACAGAGTTGTTTTTTTTGTTCTTTGCCTCCTTTCGTTTCAATGTAGCTGCACGACGCAATGCCTTTGCACGCACACTCTTTAACATCGTGTAAGCACTTTCAATGGGAGGCATTGGGTTTTCTGCGGGTCCAAATTTCCGTCCTGTGAACGGGTCGTAGAATTCGGGTAGAGTAAAATTCCTCGCAGCCTTCAAAAGATATTTGTTGTTTTCTATAGCTTCTGCTTCTGCAGAAGGAACATTCATAGCAGGAACATTGACAGGAGCATTCATAGCAGGAGCAGAAGGAGCATTGACAGGAGCATTAACAGGTGCTTCCTGAATAGCTCGTTTCACCTTGGCTTTTTCTGCAGGAGGAAGTCGTTCCAATTCTTGGAGCAAAGCTTCCGTTTCCGTACGACGAGGAATCATGAAAGGCTTGAAGGTTTGATCATCGATTTTCTTTTGAAAATGACGAAGTTTGTCTCGCAGCTCTCTTTCATTCTTCGTGTTTCTGACCCCAGACGCAATACGGCTTTGAATATTCTTCAAACGGTCTCTCTTGGTCTTTCCAGTGTTTCCAACATTCATAGGGCCAGAAAAAGGCACAGGCTCTTCCATCTAGTTACGCATCACAATTTACTTTGATTCCTAGAGTTGTAAGAAACGGTAGTCTAACACTTCCCCGAGGACAAACCATGCAACCAATGTTCCTAGAAAGGAAACAAACATCCATGCACCTCCGAATTCCATCTAAACATTCAAGAAGTGGTGTGTAGATGGAAGAAGGTCTTCTACGCCCTCAAGGCAATATCGTGACCTTGTTGGATTTGTCCCCACGAGATGCCCAAGATGGAGAGCTGTTTCCTCTTGCCGCAGAAGAAACATGGTGGGTTCCAGATTCTGATCGACGCATACGACCGTTTAGTTTAACGGTCCAGCAATTCCCTTTCCGCGGCCCTACCGCTTTCGGTCAACGCTTCACCTTTGACATAGGTTCCGTACATTGTGGAGATCTTCTCTTCAGTACGATGTTACAAATCGATCTTGGGCATTGGATGGATGATGCGACTCTTCTACGATTCCAAGCACAGACGTGTGACTATGAGAAGATAGATGGCACCTATTTGGAAGATCCATGGTTTTATGCAAACAGTCTAGGAACTGTTCTTTTAGAGAAAGCAGAGTTTGAGATCAACGATCAGACTATAGAGACTGTCGATGGAGATTTCTTGAATACTGTAAGTCTACTCTTTCAAGATTTGAACAATCAATATGGTCTTTCTGTGGATGGTCTGGGGAGACGTCCTAATGCTAGTCTTCTCTCTACACCGGTGAGTCTTCCATATCCTACACAGAATGGGACATTGTACATTCCTCTCCCATTTTTCTTTCAAAGAGTGCGTCTCCAAGAAGCCTTTCCACTTCTTGCGGTACGAGAGGGAAATGTGAGAATTCATGTGAAACTCCGTCCTTTTGAAGAATGTGTCAGACGATTGAAAGGTCGAAGAAGTTCTCCTTGTGAAATTCCTTTGAATCAAGAAGTGCCTGTGTTTGATACTACATCAGGAGTTCAGATTCGACGAATTGTGAAAACGTCCATTGCAGAACCAACCTTTAAGAATATACAACTTGTGACCTATGGTGCACAGACGGATGGAAAGATTCGAACCAAACTTCTTCGGTCTCCTTTTGAAATTTTAGTACGGTGTTGCAATACATTTTTCTTTGAAGAACCTTTGAAATATGCTGTCACAAAGACATCAGATAGTATTCAAGTACAACTTCCACTCGAAGTGAATCATCCTATGGAAGAGATTCTATGGTTCATACGAAGAAAGGCTACACACAATAACAATGAATGGACCAATTATTCTGCAGTTATGAGTGCAGAACATGATGAAACCTACAACCCTTATCGTCCCCTTTTACAATCTGCAACAATTCAATTGAATGGCACAGAACTCATACAAGCAGAAGAGCAATGGTTTCGTCAACACATCGCAAGTGTTCATAAAGGTGGAATTGCCGCATACAAAGCGTTTGTATATGGATATTCGTTTGCGAGACGTCCAGGGGAACATCAGCCTTCTGGAACAGCAAATGCCTCTCGTTTACAATCTGTACGTCTCACTCTTACAGTGCTTCCTCCTGGAGGATCGCTTGAACAAGAATGGGAAGTGAAAGTGTTTGTGACACATTTGGAATGGATACGTTTTCAAGATGGAATTGCGAATCGTATGTTCCAGAGTTAAACTCTATTTGTTTTTCCTCCCTTGAACAAGTCAAAATAGGTTTGCAGTGCTCCTGCAACATAATCAGGCTTTCCAGTGCAGTTCTTTGCCATAGCTTTCAATGTCCTAGTATCAAATGCCATGTAAAGAGCAATCACAGTTGTGATAACCCCGTATGCAATCTTATCAGCGTTTGTAAAAGGCTGTTTGTTCTGTTGTTGATCTGAAAGGAAGAGAAGGAAGGCAGTGATGAACAACCCAGAGAGAGATGCGAGGAGATATCCAGACATATCCATCGTGTTATTCACGTCATGGAACCCAGCACATGCCATTGCAAAGGCTGTGCCAATGAAGGTGACAAGAATATCTCGGAGGACTTCTTCCTTGCGGAAAATCTCAACGTATCCTCTCAAATTCTGACCTGAAAAGATGAGGAGGAGAAGGAAGGCTAGATATTTCATAAACCCTTGATCAATTGTTAAGACAACAAAGGCTAAGACAATAAGTAAGATTGTGAGGAGAAGATGTTGAATAATCTTCATGTAATGTTTTTGCACAGTGGCAAGGAATCCAGCAAGACTGTTCACGGCAATCGTGGAGTTTGGTCCACCAAGAGAGAGACCAGCAAAAGAGACTCCACCTAGAGAACTTCCACCGCCCAAAGAGACTCCAGGCAGAGAAGGACCTTCAGGATCTCCAAGAGATGGTCCTTGGGAATCCAAGGAAATCCCTGCAACAGATGCGAGAGAAATGCCGATATCTTCGACCATATCTGCAAATCCATCTTTGGTTCCGAGGCTTGAACCGCCACCCATGCTTGAACCACCACCCATGCTTGAACCAGCACCCATGCTTGAACCAGCTGCACTTGAACCAAAGTTGATTCCACCCATGCTGTTCGAGAACGAAAAGATCTTGATTTCCGTACTTAGGAAAAGAAGCAGAAGTGCCGCAGTGATGTGCACATAGGTCCAGCCAATAAACTTCGGACACATTGCAACCCCTAGGATAGACGATAAGATTGCAGAAATTCCAAGGAAACTCCCTACAGAGGATAGAATACCTTTCGAACCAAAAAAGAATTCATACACACTTGTAAAAAATCCGAAGAATGTTGAAAGGATTTCGTCGACGAAATTGGCCATACTACTAGAGATTTAGAAAGTCTATGGTGAAGGTCTAGAGCTTTTTCCTTCTCATTCACAGATGGCCTCGGCAGGTCTTTTAAAACTTCTTCATTCTGGTCTCCAGGATGAACGGTTACTAGCAGCCCAACCAAGTATTGAACCTTTTACAACCGCATTTCTTCATGGGGGAAGATTTACAACAGAATGGTACAGAATTGAATTTGATAACGCAGTTGCGTTTGGAAATGTTGCAAAAGCAACTCTTCCTCGAAGAGGACATCTTATCACAAGACTCTATCTTGTTTCAACAATGCCAGACATTTGGACGGCTCAAAAAGCTGCTCGGGATTGGTGTAGTCAAAATGGAAAGTCTTTTGCAGGTCCGACCTTTGGTTGGACAAATTCGATCGGTCACGCACTGATTCAACAGACACAACTTCTTATTGCGGGATCTTCTGTTGATATTCTTGATGGAAGATTGATGGAAGTCTTAGATGAATTTCACACACCTCTTGAAAAAGTTCCTGTCGTGAATCGTCTTCTTGGAAGATATGACACAGGATTTTCACCGCGGTCGAACGGATGTGAGGCAACTCCTCAAACTGTTGCAACTCCTCTACCGTTTTGGTTTGCGAGAGGGGATCCTGCTGCAGCTCTTCCCATTGACGCGATAGGTACAGACTCTGTACAGGTACAAGTGACTATAGCTCCTTTTCAAACGACATATGTGTCATCAGCATCTTTTTCACAACTTGACAAGAAAACGTATGCGGCAGAAACCGGGTCGAATATAAATGGGATTGATTCTCTAACATATCCTTCCATGGATGCATGTCCTTTTTACTATCTCGATCCCGATGGAACAGATGTGTATGGATTGCATGGAAATCCGGATGTTGCTGTGAAAGTGTCAAAGGTTCCAAATTGTACCATGCCTACCACTCCAAATCGTATCCCAGATTGTTCGTTGTTGGCAGAATATGTGTATTTGGATAAGCCAGAAGCAAATCGAATTCGTCTAGGAGATTTGACCTATCCTATTGTACAACATTATGCCATCTCACCTGTTTTGACAAACCATCAAACATCTGCTCGTTTGAATCTTCGTATCCCGAATCCTACGAGAGAATTCTATTGTATGGTCCATCGTACAGATGCAGATGCGTTGAATGCTCCATTTCTAGGAACACGAGATCTGAGTGGTCTCTTTGTTGCAGATATCAGTGGTGTAGGACCCGTTGCACCTTGGTGGCCTGACGCAAAAGGACTTGGATCTGTACTCTTTGAACCCCTCATTCCTGCATACAGTGAGATTGATTCTGAACCTATTACAAGCTTATCCTTGCTCTACGAAGGAAAACTCGTGCGGTATTCTACAGATTCTCCTTGCTTCTTTCGAAGCATTTTGCCTTCGTTTGAACAGATAAAAACTCCTTGGCATCATAAATATTACTACCATATCCCCTTTGGAACACAGCATGAAAGAACTGGTATAACAAATCCTATGGGTCATGCAAACCTTGATAAAATCCATTCGATAGAGATTTCTATGAATTTTAAACCATATCGCGGCTCTTTACGATCCACAGATGTTCCAGCCTATACAATTTATGTGTGGGCGGAAACATATACAATTCTTCGTGTATATGGTGGGAGAGCAGGGTTACTTTTTGGATATTAGTAGTAGAAGGGATGGCAGAGAGACCACCGAATGCGAATGCGAAAGCAAATGTGCAAACAAATGCGAAAGCAAATGCGAATGTGCAAACAAATGCAAAAGCAAATGTGCAAACAAATGCAAATGTGCAAACAAAAGCGAATACAAAAACAAATACAAAGGTGGAAGACTTTACAGACTTTTGCAAAGAAAATATAGAACTCAAGGCACAAGCGTTGTATATACAAAAACTCTTAGCGAAACGATCCAATTGGAATCCAGCGAGTGATTATACAAAAGAAAAGAAAAATACTCTTGTACGAATGAAGTGCATGAATACATGTGATAGTTCCTCTGCAGGATCCGAAAATTGCTGTGCATCCTTGAATGAATGTTACAAAACATGTATAGATACAACTCCATATACGGAGAATGATATGTATATGGTAAAGAAAGATCAAGGAGAGCCTGTTACACGTACAAAGGGTGTGGTCACAAGAAGCATGAACAAAGTCAAGAAAGCTCTTACACGACAGAAAGGTGGGAGAAGTAAAAGGAAGACAAGAAGATCCTAAGCTGTTGGATCTACACGATCTGTTTCACAGACCATCGGTCTGCGGAAAAAACTGAGACGACTCAAACTGTTTCGAATCTCTGCAATACGTTCCGTGGAACTGTCTTTCGATTTGAGTCGCAATTCTTCTGCCTTTTCAAGACTCTCTTTGACACGTTCTGCCCACATCTGTGCTGTTGGACTTGTTTCTACTTCCGTAGATTGCTCAACAGCTTGTTCCACAGGTTGTTCCTCCTCTTCTCGTCGACAATGGATGCTGACCCATCCTTCATCTTCATTTTGAAAACATGGTTTGGAAAAGCGGTGTTTCTTATTTCGATGCCCCCCTTTTACACCTCCTTTCTGAAATGGGCTCTGGAACAAAGACTGTATAGAGGATTCTTTCATCACGAACCGATTTGCTAAAGGCTCCTCTGTATCCTTTGACCAAAGTCTTACAGATGGAGCTTGCTCTTGCCTTTGCTCTTCACATACCTCTTCACACACGTCCTCTTCAGATTCTGACCCAAGGACATCAAAAGGATTTTGATATCGTTGAGAAATATGTTTCCTTTCCTTCTTTTGTTGCTGCATAGTAGGCTATAGAAATCCCTCTTTTACACCTTAGGTCGGTGTTCTAACTGCATCGCGGGCAATCTCCTACATCTGGGGAACAAGGGCACTGTCCCCGTCGATTCTTTTGCTTTTTTCGCGTCATTCTCTTCGCTTTTTTCCCAATCTTTCTTGTTTCTTTCATTCGATCGACTACTAAACATCCAAACAATTAAAATTGTTACAAATCTTTTGATAAACCGAAAGTCCCTACAGAAACACAATGGTCAAACATCTTGTTGTGGTCGAATCCCCAGCCAAATGTAAGAAAATTGCTTCTTTTCTTGGACCCGACTATCAAGTTCTCGCAACCATGGGACATATTCGTGCTCTCGAAGAGACTCTAGATGCTATAGGACTTGATCGAGATTTTGAACCAAGATTTCGGTTTCTTTCTGAGAAATCCAAAGCAACAAGTGCTCTTCAAACAGCTGCACGGTCTGCTTCCACCATCTTTCTAGCTGCGGACGATGATAGAGAAGGTGAAGCAATTGCGTACAGTGTTGCGTGTTTGCTAAAGAAAGACCCATTGACGTGTCCAAGATCAGTGTTCCACGAAATCACGGAGAAAGCGGTGAAACATGCAATCCAGAATCCAAGGAAACTCGATATGAATCGTGTGTTTGCCCAACAAGCTCGAGCTGTTCTTGATATGATGGTTGGATTTACGATTTCTCCTCTTCTCTGGAAACATGTTGCTCGAGGTCTTTCTGCAGGTCGTTGTCAAACACCTGCATTGCGTCTTGTATCAGATCGGGAATCTCAGATTCGTTCCCACACGATTGAAACGACCTGGGGTCTTCAAGGAACCTTTCAATCCTCCTCTTACACCTTTTCTTCGAGTATGGACGATGCGTTAGAAGATCAAGAATCTGCGATGCAGTATTTAGAAAATGTCCACGAGTCTTCCTCTGTCACTGTGAACTCTGTGAAACAGAGTCCTTGGTCTCTGTCTCCCCCCAAACCTCTCATTACAAGCACTCTGCAACAGGAAGCCTCTGCTTTCTTCAAGAGTTCCCCTAAAACGACGATGAAAATAGCCCAGAAATTATATGAAGATGGCCATATTACATATATGAGAACAGATCATGCTGTCATGAGTGACGAGGCTGAGACAGAAGCTCGAGCTCTTGTCAAGACATTGTATGGAGAAGAGTATGTGAGAGTTGATACGAAGGCAAACCATGTGCCTAAGAAACAAGGGAAAGCTGTGGAAAGTCAAGAAGCCCACGAGTGTATTCGTCCAACCCACATGGAGACCCAAGTGCTTCCTGCAACTTACACGAAAGCAGAACAGAATATTTATACATTGATTTGGAAACGATCGATTCAGAGTGTGATGGCTCCAGCGAAAGGTCTAGGATGTGTTGTAAAGTATACGCTCGATGCAGACGAGGATGCGTTTGGATGGTCTTCCAATTGGAAGAAGACACTCTTTGATGGATGGAAACGTTTAGGGGCTTCTGCGAATTTGGATGATGAAGATGTTACAGAAGGAGAAGAAACACAGCAGAAACTCTGGACCCATGTCACCACTCTTACACCAGGTACGAAGCTTCAATGGAAACAGCTGAATGCAGTCCCAAAACGATCCAAAGCTCCTCCTCGCTTTACCGAGGCAACTCTGATTCGAGAATTAGAACACAAAGGAATCGGCAGACCTTCTACCTTTGCATCTCTTGTAGAAACCTTGTTCGAGAAACAGTATATTGAAACAAAAGATACTCCTCCACAAACCATTCGTCAAACAACGCTTCGCATTATTCCTTCTCAATGGCCTCCAACGGTAGAAGGAAAAGATCTGCAACAGGGGGGAGAAAAGCAGAAACTCTGCCCAACATCTTTAGGCGACTCTGTTCTCACCTTCTGTATCAAAGAGGTCGAGCACATCTTTGCATACGACTTTACTGCAACGATGGAGAAGCGTCTGGATCGCGTCGCAAAAGGAGAAGAAGAATGGAAACAAGTGTGTCGTGATACGTGGAATTCGTATGAAAAAGAGTACAAACGTCTCATGGACACCTCGTCGAAACCATCGTCTTCTGAAAAAGTACGAGACTTTGGGAATGGTATCAAAGCAGTGCAAAGCAAGAAAGGATTTCTCCTTGTGAAGGAACAAGGGACAGATAAGAAAGCAACTCTCTTCGCCCCTTTCCCATCCTCTTACACAATAAAAGAGATTACACCAGAACAAGCTCTGGCTTCCTTTGAATCCCATAGAAATGGAAGTATTCTAGGAACCTTTGAAGAGAAACCGATCGTTTTGAAAAAAGGCCCCTATGGGATGTATGTACAGTGGGAGGATCTCAAACTTCCTTACACTGATTCAGATACGATAGAATCATGTATCCAAAAATTATCTGAGAGAAAAGAAACGACTTCCAAACAGTTTCATCTGGGTGGATATACGTTTGCCATTGGGAAATATGGTCCTTATATGTATAAAACAGATTTGAAAAAGAAAGAATTTGTATCAATCCCACCAAATTTCAATCCAAAACTCTTGAAAGAGTCAGATGTCGCTGGATTTTATAAACAGTGTTTAGAATCGAAAAAACAAAAAGGACTAAAGAAGAGTGAGATACCTACGTAGAGACAATGGAGTGGTCATCAACCTTTTGTGGAATTCAGTTTCAGTGGCGTCAGCTGTTAGAGGAATGGCAGAACACGATGGTAAAGCCTTATGCGGTAGAAGCTGTTCTTACGAATTTGAAACATGCGTGTGATCCTAAGATAGAAAATTCTCCTTATCTAGACCAATTTTTGGTGTATTTGAATGCAAAGGAGGAAGTGGAAGGAGTTCAATGGTTTCTCTATGAGACAATTCGATTTGGTTGGTTTCAAGGAGTCAAGAGGTTTGATTTTATAAAGGGGGCGTTGCATCTTCTCTCTCTGGACTCTTGTTTCCCTGTGTTTCCAGGAAGCCCTCTGAAACGTCAGACAATTCGCCAGTATCTCATGGAACATCTTAGTTCTATTGAAAAAGAGTTGTTGAATCTTGTAGATGCTCCTCTACGCGTCCATGCAAAATTGAATATTCGTATGATTCGAAGCTTTACAGATACTACAAAGGATGATGTTCTGATTGTACAGAAACACCATTCTGATTCAAATTTTTCAATTACCTATCATGATATGGGCGATGCTATGGATGGAACTATAAAGATGCACAAAGTCGCAACAGCACGTGAAGTGCTTCAGACAATTCGCTATACATTCCACTTCTTACTGATGGACCAGGAACCCTTTGAGGCTATTCAAATTTCGTTTCCATGCCTCCCATCGATTCTTTTGAATACTTCTGATCTAAGTTCGAAGAATCGCGATTCCATCTATGATGCTTTAGAGATGACTCTTGAACGATGGCCTTCTTCTTTGTAGGTAGGTGTTTGCGGTCTAAACCGCATCTTCTCTAACTAGGTTAGAATCATGTTCCTTCTTGCACTTATCTCTCTGCTTTTCCAAGCATCCCACGCATCCTTTATCAGCTGTGGTAGCAAGGACACGTTGTTCAATGTCGAGTCTCTATCGGTTGTCCCTGACCCCCCTATTCCAGGAAAGGAATACATTATGAGTATCTATTACACAGTTCCTAATATGTCTATTGATAATGGCACATCTTACAGATATTGCATGGTAGAAGATCTTGCATTCAATAGTGCCACAGAAGATCTATGTTTTCTTCTTGGGAATTGTCCTATCCACGTGGGACTCAATGAATTTAGTCGTGTTGGGGTATGGCCTGAGACACTCTATGGAACGTTCTTAGAAGTTATGGCATGGGTTACATCAGACGAGCAAGAGATTCTTTGTGTCCAATTCGATACATTTATCCACGCAAAGGACATTTACACGTATCCTGCTCTTCGTGGAAGCTATGCCAGGCTTGCTGCTCACGTGGATGACTATTTGAACAAGAAGATGCAACCGATTTGTATGTCACGAAAAGAAGACAGGAGTTTTCTCTTTGAAAAAAACAACAATATTTCCAACTCTCTTACACTATACACGAGACTTTCTGATTTTCTTGTAGATGATACTATTTATTTTGAGGATGCATAACGCGTTTCATATGTGTTTCTGCAATAGCATGGAGATGATGCCACTGCTTCATAGTAAATTTTTCTAGTTCGCGAAGTCGCATTGCGACAGGCATAAGTTGTTTCTGGTAAATATCTTTCTTTAAGAAGGAAATTTCTCCTTCTTTTATATCTTCTATCATTTTTGTATAAGATCCATGAATCATAGAATCTTTCGTAGATGTTTCATAGTAATATTTTTCTATGGTAGATATACGTTGAATAGCATCTTTTATATGATCTAATTCATTCTCTAATCTCGTTTGAAGGTTTACAACGGTCGTGAGATCTTTATACATATCTTCGAAATTTTTGTTCATTCGATGCACCAAATCATCCATTCGATCTTGAATCTCTTTTACATCTCCTCGTATTTCGATGTGTGAATGAAAGGCTTTCTGAACGACATCGTTCATGATTCCATAGAAGAGAATTGTAGCGAGTGTAACACAGAGCAAACAGAGTACAATGGTGTTATAGGTGTAGCAGTCATGGGTAACAGGTACTTTGTAGCCAGAGCTGTTCGTTATAGTATAGAGGCTGGTGTAGAAGTTGCGTATGATATCTAGGGTTTGCTTTGGTTCTGGGCTAGGCACTGGGCTGTGCGTTGGTTCTAGAATATTCGTAGAATACACGTGAAATACCATTGGACTTGATAGAGGACTTGATAGTCACGTAAAAAAGGGTTTCATTTTTTGCCCTACTTTCTATGTTCTTTCAGCGAGAAATCCAGACCTTTATGGAGAACAATTGTTTGTGTATTCTCTTGGTCTCTTTTTTCAAGCTTTTCAATTCTCTGTTCAAGGTCTCTATTTTTTTCTTCTAGTGCTTCTATAAGCTTCATGAGTTTTGGAACAATTCCAAGAAGTCTTGGTTTGACGATATGGGGGTCTTCCATTGGTGGGGGGGACTTTTCACGACCCGCAAAGGAGCATTTCAAATTTTTACACATGTCTCGTATTCTACGCGTTCTTTCCAGCAAGGAGTGCAGTACCCATCGTTCGTCCAACTGTTCTGATAGGGCTTATCACACCCATAACAGACGATGTGTGCTTTTACTTCTTCTTCACCCTCACAGTCGCTGTCTGATAAGAACATCCCAGGGCGGTCTAGCTCTGCCCATAGCTGGTAGAAGTAACGTTTGCCTGTAAAATTCTGTTCGTAGTTCAATGTCTCTGCCATGAAGAGAACATCTAAATGAAAGGAATAGAATGTGGCATCGACTATCGCCCAGGTTTCGCGGGCTTGGTGAATACGAGCATCTGTCTCGAAGTTGGCTATAAAGTCATGCTTACTATCCTCTTGGACAAAGTCTTGATACATGGTATAGCCTGCTTGTAAGAGGATGTCTTTCGCCATAGAAAAGGCTACGTGAGAGGGGCTGCGAACCTTGTAGCGGTATACAACGATCTCGTTGATATCAGCTGGTCTCTGCTGGCGTGAGCTAATAACTCTTGGGAGAGTAAACATGGTTTCTTATGTGGAGGAAGGGGGGGACGTTTGCCTAGCAAAAAAGTGGGTGTTCACTTTTTATTTTGTCTGGTTATGTGGAGATCTGTAGGCTCTTCTTGTTCATACGATACTTCTTGTTATAGGCTCTCTTTTTCTTTATTTTGAATGCAATGGAGCGACTCTTGCGTTTCTTTGTCTTCTGTGGGAAGGGCTGGTCATAATCGCCTATCTTTGTATCCTCGATACCAAAGAAGTATCTGGAGAGGGATGTTGTGAGAGGAAAGAGGTGCATTCTTGAGGGGACTCATCTACGTCCCCTGACCGCATATTCAATTTTTCGAGCAAAAAACACCCTATCTCTCCTTGTTAGAGAAGAGCAGGGGTTTATGAGGAGTGTGTGTACCATCGGCGGCCGTTGAAGTTTTCGGAGTAATTGAGCGTTTCCACTATGTAATGGAGGTCTTTGTTAGCATCTGTCCATATCTTCCTAAGATCTTCTATGGTGCATTTGGTCTCGATGTAGAGAGAAGCGTCTGTGGTCTGTTTTGGGACGTAGGCGATATTGTGCTCATGTAAGACGGCTAGTGCAGTCATGTAGTCTGCAGCACACTCTGGGCGGGCCTTGTAAGAGAAGACGACGTCTTTGTGGGGGAGGTAGTTGTAGAGGTCCTCTTTACTCTTGATCAGAATGGTCTGATCTTCTGGGGAGAGGCCTGAGATCTTTCGTTTTAGAGACGGCATACTGGTAAAATCTGGGGGGGACTTGATAGAGTCTGTGGAAATGTGATCAATTTTTATCAGTTCTTCAGAACTGGGAAAAAGGGCTTTCAATTTTTTGGGGGGGAAGACGAAGAGGGGGAAGACAAAGACAAGAAGGGGAAGACGAAGACAAAGACGGTCTCTTGTCGAAGACAAGATCCCCTATTCTTCCGTAGGAAGAAGACAAGAGGGGAAGACCATTCAACCTTGTACAAAACTTGAATGGTCTCCTGGTCTTCCTCTTTCCGTAAGACAAGACGAAGACGAAGACAAGACAAGACAAGACAAAGACGAAGACGAAGACGGTGGGAAGAAGACAAGAACAAGAAGAACACCCTCTTCAATCGCTAGTAAAAATTGATTCTCGAGCCCCTCTTTCATACCTAGTCCCCCCATACAACAATGCCTCCTATCATGAAGAAAGAACAGGCAAAAGAAGAGAACAAACGAAGAGCAGAAGAGGTGAAGAAGCAGAGGCTAGACGGTGGTCTTCCCTGCTTTGAAACTCTGCGAATTAAGAGCATCGAAGGCGTCGCCAAAGACGGCCAGTTCTGGATCACGGCCACGATGAGGCATTCAGACGGCACAGAGTACTACCATGGGTCTGTGACGAGCCGCCATGAGAAGAATCTGCACGAGGTCGTCAACAAGAACCCTAGGCACGTCGGCGGCATCCTGAGGGTCGTGGTGCCGAGCCGCTTCTTGAAAGACGCCGGCTCCAAGAAGGCCAAGATCGCCTGTACAGACCTCCTGAAGGTCGGTGCCACCCTCATGGTGAAGGCCGCAGAGGGTGTCCAAGTACACAAGCATGACATGGGCTACGGTGCCTGGAGGATGGTGAACGATAGCTACGCAGACATAGACTTCATCTTGACTGCCGAAGAAGACGCAGAGTGGAGGTCGCTGGACCTTCTGGAGAACTAGAGGATAGATTGAATCTGTCCTCTTTTTTACAGGTCTAAAAATTGAAATGATTCATCTTTCATACTATATACACCCCCCCACTCCACAAAAATGTCTTCTATACTACTGAGCCCTGATACTATGCATGTTCCAGAAGGAACGGTCTACCGTTTCAAGTCAAGACAGGACCGCGAGATGAATCTACGTGGCTATGAAGTCGTCTATCGATACAAAGCTCTTGCAGAGGCTATGGTTGATGTTAATAACGCCATTGCTGCGATGGATGATGCTGGTATTGATTATACATTGTTAAGATGCACAACTGCAGACTGTCATATATTCTTTGAGACCCCCTATCCAATCGATGTGATTCGTAAGCTCTGGTATGATGAGAAGCTTGATCTTCACTATATGATAGAGTCGCTTGATTATGTGGATGACTACACTGGTGAACGTTACTTTGAAAAGTATGAGAAGAACCCAAAGAAGTACGAGAATTATGACTCAGATTACGATGAATAAAGAATAAAAGGAGGTCGCTGGACCTTTTTTGCGGTAAAACTTGAACTTTCAGAGGAAACCTGGCGTTTTCCAAAACGTGCCGTTTGGAAAACTTGAACCCCACACCACCCCTCTTACACAGGTCCCAAACGAAAACAACCATGGAACGTATTGAAAGAAACAATTATCTTTGGCACCCGTCCATACAAGGGATTCTTACGCTTAACGCCCACAACCTTGACAACCCATCCTCGAAACATAAGATTCTTTCCTCTCTTGACATCATCGGCCAAGATATCTTGTCTAAATCAAATTGTATGAGGCTGTACAGAGAGCCTCATCTAACCAGAAGTATGGACCATATCGATGAGATCAACGCCCGTTTCGCATCCTACGCAGAAGCCTGGTACCGTGGAACAGGTATCCGCAAGAATGCTTTCCTCTCAAAGTCTGAGCTATCGAACTCTGAGCTGGTAAACGAAGCCATTTTCCAAGAAGCGAGGAAGCGTATCGAGAGAGATGATGAAGAAGATGCTATAACAAATGCCATGCTATCTATGACTCTGAACAAGAAGACACGCTTCTGTAATGTGACGATTATAGATTCAGAATACTAA